CTGTCCGGGCCATCAGGGGTACTAAGGCTAATAACTACACCGATGGGGTACTAGGTAAAAACTGGTCGGATGCTAGAACTGTGGTACGTACTGCCACTCAGCATGTATCGTCCCAGGCACGCACGGCCACATGGATGGCTAACGGTGACCTGATCAAGGAGTACCAGTGGGTCTCTACACTGGATGGGGTCACATCGGCTACATGCCGNACACTNGATAGTAACGTCTTTAAACTGGGCGAAGGTCCACTACCNCCGATACATCCAAACTGCAGATCAACACATGTGCCTTACTTCAGGGATACTGTTGAACTGTTCTCAGAAGGGGCAACCCGTTCTGCGGAGTTTGGTCCGGTGAAAGCAAACGTCTCTTATTACGACTGGCTTAAACGTCAGCCGGTAGCTTTCCAGAATGATGCCATTGGGGTAACACGCGGGAAGTTACTTAGGGGTGGGGGTTTATCATCCGAGAACTTTGCTGACTTGCAATTGAATAAGAATTTCAAATCCCTTACTCTTGCTGAGATGAGGGAACTTAAACCCAATGCCTTCGAAAGGGCTGGAATCTAGGAGCGGTGCTCATGAAGTTTAAAGTAACTAAGGCCCAATTCGACGCTTTGTCTGATGACATGAAAGCGGAGTACAAGGCAGAGGGTGAGGAGTATATCCTTACAGTGGAAGGCGGGGAAGATACCGGTGCACTTAAACGTGCTAAGGAACATGAAAAGACCCGTCGTCAAGCAGCTGAGACCAAGCTGACTGAAACCCAGACCAAGCTGACTGAAACCCAAAGCGAATTGGAAACCCTGTCAGACAGTGCCGGATCTGGTGATAAGGATGTGGCTAAGCTGGAAGCCAAGTGGACCAAGAAATTCTCAGATCGTGAGACTGAGCTGTCCGGTGAACGGGATGGGTTTAAGGGGGAGATCCAACGTCTCATGGTTGATAACGTGGCTATGGACATGGCTCGTAACCTGAGTGATTCTCCTGGTCTGCTTATCCCCCATATCAAAAGTCGCCTTACTGTTGAAATGGTAAATGGTAAGGCGGTGACTAAAGTTAAAGACGCTGATGGGGAACTGTCAGCACTAACTGTGGACGAGCTCACAAGTGAGTTCAAGTCCAACAATGACTTTGCCTCGGTAATACGTGGAGGCGAAGGCTCCGGTAGCGGTGCTAGCGGGGGCCAGGGTAAGGGAGGACAACAACCTTCCAAACCTGACTTTGCAAAGGCCTCAACTAAAGAGGTTGCTGATTACCTTACATCTCAAAAGGCTAAAGGGGCATAAGGCCCCCAGATCCTACAACTGGAGCTTTAAATTATGGCACTTTCCGATTTGGAAGTATTCCAAGAATACGCACAAACCTCTATGACTGAGGTGCAAGACCAGGCTATTGATAAGTTCAATGGTTCTGTCCGTGGCGGTATCATCCTGACATCCGCTGCCCATGAAGGGGACTTTTCCTCAACTGCAATCTGGGCTAAGATCAGTGGTCTGGTACGTCGTCGTAATGCTTATGGAACCGGCACTGTTACCCAAAAGATTCTGAGCCAATTGGTTCGGACTACCGTTAAGGTGGCTGCTGGTACTCCTCCGATTGAAATCAATCCGGGCATGATGAAGTGGATTCAAAAGTCTCCCCAGGAAGCCGGTGTAGTAATCGGTCGACAGATGGCTGAGGATTCCATGGCTGATATGCTCAACACTGGTATCATGATTTATACGGCTGCCGTTGGTAACGTACCAGCTTTGAATCACGATGGCACTGCTGCCACAGCTAAGCTTGAATCGCTGATGACCGGAGCTTCCAAGTTCGGTGATCGGTCTCAGGACATTGTGGCCTGGCTGATGCATTCCAAGTCTGCCTTCGACATCTATGGTCAAGCCCTGTCCAACAGTGCACGACTGTTTAACTTCGGCAATGTCCAGGTAATGGATGATGGTTTTGGTCGACCACTGATCATGACTGATTCTCCCAACCTGCTGTTCGACAATGTCGGCACTGATAACTACTACCAGATGGGTCTTTCAACTGGTGGTATTATCGTGGAGCAAGGCAACGAGTACACTGATAACATCGAAACCAGTAACGGCGATGAAAACATCCTTCGTACTTACCAGGCCGAGTGGGCTTATCAGATGGGCATGAAGGGCTTTACCTGGGATACAGCAAATGGCGGTAAGTCTCCGACTGATGCTGCTCTGGGTACTGCTGCCAACTGGGATCGGGTTTCTACTTCCGATAAAGACTTGGCCGGGGTATTGGTCACAACCCTCTAATCCTGTGGATTAGTTAAAAATAGGTAAGGGGGGCTTAGGTCCCCCTTATTTGGAGATCAATATGATTAGCAAGAAAAAGGTTCTGTTCTTTACTCTTAAGCAGGTTACTGCTGAAGAGATTGAATTCGGTAAAGCTATCCGGGCTCAGTTCCGTGACTCAGTGGTAGCTGGTCGGAATGAAACGGAGGAATGTGATTATGTGGCGGGCCATATTCCAGACAATTATGCTGAGTTTCCTGAGTATCCAGCAGACGCCGCTGAGGCGCTCACAGGCTCCACTGATTTACAGGGCGTTGTATCCCCTGAGGGTAACAGTGAACAAGGTAACTCAGGTCCTGCTCAGGTCCTGCAAGAATCAGATCTTACGCTGGATGTCCTGGAAAAAATGGGTAAGGATGAATTATTGGACCTGGCAAGCCAATATGATGAAATCGGGTTGACCCGGGTTCAAAAGAAATCGGCCCCTAAACTTCGGGTTGCAATTGCTGAGTATTTAGAAATTCTGGAATAGCTGGGGACACCCTGTTATAATCCCCCTTCAGGGGGGCATTATAACTAGGGTTCAGTACCTCCCGTCCTGGGGGGACTACCGTTACTACCCTGCTATCCACTTCTTCATGAGGTGTTGATATGGCCCTGGTAATAGAGGATGGCTCCGGAGTTACTGGGGCTAATTCATATAACAGTGTACAAGAAATAAAAGACTTCGCTGAGCTTCGCGGAGAACTCCTTCCAAGTACTGATTCAGAAATTGAAATGCTGGCAATCAACGCCATGGATTACATGGAGCAATATCGATACCAGTATCAGGGAAGTCCAGTAGATCCCCTCCAAGGCTTATCCTTTCCCAGAACTGGGGTCAGTGTGGATGACTATGCTTATCTGCCAACCCAAATCCCCGTCCTATTAAAGAAAGCCCACATACTGGCATCCATTCAGGCTTACACTGCCGACCTTAATCCAAACCCCACTCCATCAGTTAAGAAAGAGAAGGTGGATGTAATCGAAGTGGAGTATATGGACACAGCTATGTCATCCACTGGGTTCCCGAACATTGAATCATTGGTGTATCCACTGCTTCGTACAAGGGGCGGTTTGATTAACGTGGTGAGGGCATGAATAAGTATCTAAGGTTCCAGGGAACAGCGGCCAGGCTGATTAAAGAGAATGGGGGCAAATTCCCCATCCGTAAACAAGGGCCACAAGTGATTGACCCTGTGGCCGGTACTGTATCCTCAACGGGTATTACCCAACAAGCCTACGCCGTTATTCTGTTGCCTTCCTCCCAGGTCCGGTCATTACCTGTCCAGGAATACTTGGGGGAGAATGGTATCAGGGTCTTGTCTAAAATGAATAACGTTCTATTCTCAGCTGCTGGTTTGGACTTCAGGTTGGAACCGGGGCAAGAGATATATTACGAGGATGAGTGGTGGATCATAGAGTTTATTTCCCCCCTGCAACCTGATGGTAAAACGACTATTCTCTATAAAGGGTTTATTCGGAGGCCGTAATGTTCGCATTTGAAATAGCTCGGTTTAGAGCTGAGGCATTGGATAAAGCTGAAAGGAACAGACGACAAATACTGTTTGAAGTATTCCGGTCAATTGTTTTGGACACTCCAGTCCTGGAAGGAACACTCAGGGGGAACTGGCAGTTGGGTACATCCCCTAAACTGGGGGAGCTGGACATCCGTTCTCAATCAGCTGCATTGAGTGAAATAGACTCAGTCCTTAATGCCACACGCTTTGGTGATACGGTTTATATGACTAACAACCTTCCCTATGCTTACCCTATAGAATTCTATGGTTGGTCCAGTGTAAAGGCCCCCCAGGGGATGGTAAGGAAAAACGTTCTTCGGGTTAATCAGATAGCACAAGCTATAGCAAGGAGGGGGTAATGCAATCAGAGATTAAATCAGCCTTAGTTAGTTATCTTCAGGGCTTGTCATTATCGATGCCCTTGAACTATCCAAATGTCCGACAAGACACATCAATCCCAGCGGGGGATGTGACTATCCATTTTAATGAACCCACTGTAGTTACTCTCGGAATAAATGGTGAGGATAACCACGAGGGGTTCATGCAAATTCTTCTGAAGTACCCGGTGGGTGAAGGAGATGGGCCACTACTGGCCATGGCAGACACGATACGTCAGGCATTCCTTGCTGGTACGTCGTGTGCATTCGGTGATCAAACGGTCACTATCATCAACTGTGGTTTGGGGACTTTTGACAATTGGGATTCCAAGTTTGTCTGCCCCATTACTATAACCTGGTACGCACGAACACGGAGATAGATTATGGCATCCGGCGCTCTTCACGCGTTATACCTTATTCCAGAAACGAGCTATGGGGTTACACCTAGTACTCCCGCCTGGAATAAGCACAGGATCACAGGGACTACCCTGGGCCTGAGTAAAAACATACTTCAATCTGAGGAAGTCCGTGACGACCGACAGATTGGGGACACTCGACATGGCTCACGTAGTGTAACTGGGGAAATCCAGGGGGAGCTTTCATACGAAACATGGGATGCACTACTCGAAGCTATATTCGGGGGCACATGGGAAGCTGATACGCCAGCTGTTGACACTGACCAGTTAAAGGCTGGGGTAACACGTCGAAGCTTCAGTGTATTACGTAACTTCACGGACTTAACTGGAAAGCCATACTTCCTATATACGGGAGTGGAAGCAAACAGTCTAGCACTCACTGTGGCAGCTGATTCTAATGTGACATGTGTTGTGGGTCTGATTGGTAAAGACCAAACCCTGTCAGCCACTGAGCCCACTGCCTCCACTTACAACGCTGCTACCACTACCAAGGTGATTGATTCCTTTACGGGGGTTATCAAAGAGGGTGGTACAACAATCGGGGTAGTAACAGAAGTAACCCTGTCAGCGGCGAATGGTATTGAACCACGTTATGTGGTTGGAAGTAAGACTACTATCCGGCCGTCTATTAGCCGGTTCACGGTAACTGGTCAGGTTACTGCTTTCTTCGAAAGTGTTTCTCTGTTGGAGAAATTCATCGATGAAACAGACAGTGATCTGGAATTCAACCTAACGGATGTGGTCGGTAATAACTACCGGTTCTTCCTTCCCCGCATCGTATACACTGGCGGTCAACCAGATGTTACTGGTGAAGGCCCCATCACATTGGCTATGCCTTTTACGGCCAATTACGATGCCACTTCTGAAACCAACATCCTTATCGAACGGAGCTAAAAATGATTGAGCAGTTCTTTACTCGTGCTAAAGCCGAGATTGGTCGTGAATTACCATTGTTCTACCCCAGTGGGGAGGTCAGTGAATACAGTCTCTTTATACGGGGGATTGATTCTGATCACTTCAAGGCTGCCGAACGGACTTCGGTCAGACGGGCTGTTGATCTTCGGGAACAGAAGAACAATGGATCCCTGACAGATGAAGAAGCCCAGGAAGCGTACGAGGGGGAACGGCTCATTCTAGTTTCCTCACTGGTGATTAAGTGGACACTCCCCGAAGAGTGTACTCAGGAGAATGTGGTTAACCTATTCAGGGAAGCCCCCCAGATAGCCGATGAAGTAAATAAAGCGGCGGCTAACAGAAAGTCTTTTTTCAAGAAAGAGTCGGACTCCTAGAGAATTATACCCGATGGGAATACCGGCTCCAAAAGGCACCAGCTGGATCTAAGCAAAGTCTTAGGTCCAGTCTAATGCAGGTATATAAGACAACTGGGGTTAAGCCTCAGTTGTTATTGGATAGGCCTGAGTTCCCTGATGAGCTTTTCTATATTTGGAAATGGCACTGCGGGATGGGGAACCCCCAACAGCTATCTAACATAGAATTAAAAGCTTGGGCCGATTTAATGAGAATTGAATTGGAGATATGGGAGGTTGAGGTTCTACGCTCTCTTGATAAAATATATTGGGGGATAGTTAATGAATAGGATAGCTAGTCTAATAATCAGGGCAGACAGTAGGGGGCTAGATACCGCTACTTCCGAACTAGACCGATTAGAAAGACAGGGGGGAAGAACAGAACGGGCAACGGACGGTGTGGCATCTTCAATTAAGGGGATGGTATTAGCCTCAGTATCCGTTGGGGCTATGACTGCTGCTATATCTAAGCTTATTTCTGTCAGCAGTAACTTTCAAAACTTGAATGCTTCCCTTGTAACTGCAACGGGTAGTGCTGAGAATGCCGCAATAGCCTTTCAGGCAATACAAGACTTCGCTACTAAGACCCCTTACGACCTCAACCAAGCAACTGATTCATTCCTTAAACTGGTTAACCTGGGACTAACACCCTCAGAAGAAGCCATGATGTCGTATGGCAACACTGCATCGGCACTGGGTAAGAACCTCAACGATATGGTGGAAGCGGTAGCTGACGCGGCCACAGGGGAGTTCGAACGGCTTAAAGAGTTTGGTATCAAGGCCAGTAAGGAAGGGGACAGGGTTAAGTTAACCTTCCGGGGTATCACTAAGGAGGTTGGTAATAACGCCTCCGAAATTGAAGACTATCTGATAGCTTTGGGTAACAATGAATTTGCTGGTCAGATGGAAAAGCAGATGGCTACCCTGGGCGGGGCTATCAGCAACTTCAATGATGAATTCACCAAAGTGGTTAGTAACGTTGCCCAGATGGGTGCTTCGGATATTATCGAGGATGCTTTCCGGGCTGGCACTGATGCTCTGACAGAATTGAATGCCATGCTTGCTTCTGGTGAATTGCAGGCTCGCATGGATGCTTTCTTCGGTAAGTTCACTGGGTATGCTGAGGATGTGGATAGGTCACTGAGTTACATATCCGATCTATTTGAAGCATACAGTGATGAATGGGGGGATGAT